GATATAAATACGATCTACACGGAAGCGTGTGATGATGGAGAAGTTCCATTTGATAGTATTTTTGAGATAGGAGATGGTCAGTCACATCCACCTATAATTAAATTGTTGTTGCAAGACGACATTATGATAGAGACGGTAATTGTACTTAACCAACTATTAGGATTTGTTCCTAGGTTAAAGATTACTGAATCGCTAGTCTGGCCTGACTTAAAGAACAAGATTCTTAAATACGGCAACATGTTAGAGGGTAAATTAAATACAAAGAAATGTAAAAATACTTTGTTAAAAGTGTTTACCTTCTAATGTAAATGTAGTATAATATGTTTAATACTAAAAGTAATATTAAAAGCAATATAAAAGAAAGGAAGTAATTATGGGATTTGCAGATTTAAAGAAGAACCGTTCAAACCTAATGGACAAAATGTTAACCACAGCTAAGAGCGCTGGTGGCGAAAAGAAGTCTTATGGCGATGATCGCATCTGGAAACCTTCTGTCGACAAAGCTGGAAATGGATACGCTGTATTGCGTTTCTTACCTGCAGCTGAGGGCGAGAGTGATCCATGGATCCAATATTGGGATCACGGATTTAAGGGACCAACAGGGCGTTGGTATATTGAGCGCTCATTAACATCTATCGGTCAAGATGACCCTTGCTCAGAGTTGAACTCTAAGTTATGGAACTCTGGTCGTGATGAAGATAAAGCAACAGCTCGACTACAAAAGCGTAGGCTTCACTATGTATCAAACGTTCAGGTAATGGACGATCCTTCTAATCCAGAAAACAACGGTAAGGTTATGTTGTTTGTATATGGTAAGAAGATTTTTGATATCATCTTAGATGCTATGCAACCTCAATTTGCGGATGAAGATCCAATTAATCCATTCGATTTTTGGGATGGTGCAGACTTCAAATTGAAGATTCGTCAAGTAGAAGGATATCGCAACTATGATAAGTCAGAGTTTGCGAAGACCAGAGCTTTGGACGAAGATGATTCAGTATTGGAAGGCGTGTACAAGCAGCTTCATTCTCTTGCAGAATTTAATGCTCCAAGCAACTATAAGACTTATGATGAGTTGAAAACTAAGTTGACTCAGGTGTTAGGTGATGGTGGAATGGCTATGAGTACAGCAGAGCAAGTATCATTAGATGTGTCTATGGATACACCTTCGATGCCAACTGCAGCAGCTAGTACAGCAGCTACTAGTACCGCAAGTACTGATGATGACGAAGATGATACTCTGAGCTACTTTAATCAGTTAGCAGCAGACTAATCATTTAGTTGAATTAGAAAAGGGGCCAATTGGCCCCTTTATTTTTGTCTTAATTTTAGTTAGTAGGACCACGTTTATTGAAGACCGCTCTCTTAGCAGTCTTATCAACCTTACCAGCAACTGGCATTATCTTAGAAACAATACTATTATTATTAACAACACTGTTCTGTTGATTAGTACTATTGCTAACTATAGCAGAACGAGCGCTTGTACGAGCTTCTTTGATCTGAGAGTTTTCACCTTGAGCTAATGCTAATCTAAATCCTGAATCAACACCTGCGCCAATATTAGGCTTAGCTACTTCAATAGGAGGTGGAAGTTTAGCACCGGACTGATCAATACCTGCCCATTCGTATATGTCAGGTGGGATAGCCTTATCAACGATCTGATTGGTTAACCAAGACATCATACCATCGCCTTCAGCTCTCTTTGGAAGTATTCCTGCAATAAGGGTTTTTAGTATATCTGAAGCAACATTCTTCATAGAGGCAAACTTTGTTTTGATGATCTCGCCTGTTTTGGAGAAGTCGAATACATCTATAATAAAATCAATTGCACTCATTACCATATTCTTCATAGCATCGAATACACTGTTGATAGAATTTTCAAGGTTAAAGTCGTCTACTGCAGTAGCAGCTTTATCAAATCCGAATACACTTAATACGCTAGCAACGATGTCCTTCATTAGACGGTAAGGAGCAAGTGTGATGTCGGTAATCAATTTCGTGACGTCAGTTAGTAATGTAGAGAAGTCTGTCTCGCCAGTGAATATACCTTTAACATAATTAAACATATTGGTAACATTTGCCATGAGCTTATCGACAATCTTATTAAACTCATCTGTGAAGCTGAATGAACTTAGTGCAGAAGCATTCTCATCAAATCCAAACTTACGTAGAATCCATGCAACACCATCTTTTAACATATCAAGAGGTACTGTGATCAACGAGTTGATTAAACCCTTGACAGCACCGCCTATTGCACCTACAATGCCATTTTCTTCATAACCAGCCATTGCACCTTTAACAGTATCCCATATAGTTAATATAACAAACAGAGGAGCAAAGATTTTACTTACTACACCTGATACCATACCAAATGCTTTTGTAATAGGAGCAAACAATGCCTTGAATGCAGTAAACATTTTTGTAACTGGAGCAAACAACTTGCTAATAGCACCGGTGGCGCCAGACTTAACGAACGTGAACAACTCTGTAATAGGAGCAAATATCATTGCAATAGGTTTAAACATAGCACCTATTCTAGTGAAGATAGCAGCAATAGGTTTAAACATACCACCCATCTTCTCTGTGCCTGCTAGATGAGCTAACTTAAAGCCATCACGGATCTTATCGAATGTACTAACGATTGGTCTTAAAATGGCTCTGAATAGAGTAGCCGCTTTAGTAGATACACTAGCCTTAATGCTCTTGAATGACTCGGATATCTTAGCTAATGTCTTTGCCTTTAGATCATCAAAATGAATTGTGAAAGGAGCAAACATAGCCTTTAGAGTCTTGATGTATGCACCAATAAGTCCTGCACCAATGCCAGCAAGGCCTGCTGCAAGTAACGCAACAGGACCAATGGACATCTTACCAGGCCGTTCATCTTCATCTTTAGACGCAGCTTCAATCTTAGTATTACCATCAACAAGTAGTTGGATGTTATCAGAAATCTTCTGAATGAGATTAGTCATCTCACGTTCAGATTCTTTATCAGCCATGCCTGTATCATCAGGAACAGTAATAGGAGTAGAAGGAATCTTAGACATGTTGTTTAACATTTTAAGAAGCGGAGATTTTATCTCAAGTAGATGACGGCGAGCATTACGAGAGTGTTCTTCAATCTTATGAAGTCTACCCTCTTGCTCTTCGTTACCACTTTTAATCTCATCTATTACGTGTGAGAATGATAATGTTGACATAAGTATTATTTCCTATTTGTTGTCATTACTAGGTCTTCTGTTTGTTCCGATCATTCTCTGCTTTAACGTGCTCAATCAACATAGCTAAGTATATTTCCCTTTCCCAAGGAACCATATTTTCAAGTTCACTCAATGAATAATTATGATGCTGCATCATTGAGAAGTTAACTTTATAATGGTTCACTAACGTATCATGAGAGAGGGCTATTTGAAAAAATTAGCTAAACCTCTAATATTAATTTCATTTTGTTCGCCACATTTATTACATCGGAACTTTGCATCAATATATGCATAAGGCATATTAGACACAAAGTCGTTAATTCTTTGGAACTGTTCTGAGTTCAACTCTTCAATGAAAGTCATTAACTCAGCCTTACTAACATCTTCTGCAGCGTATAACTCATCGCCTTCATAGATGGACTCAACACATGATACAATAATATCAAATGCTTTATCAATATCCGATCTTTCAGCATCGCCAGTAGCAACATCGTTGATCTTAGGATACTTCATAGTCATACCGATAGTATCAGTAATCTTAATGTTGTTATCTGGACCTTCCGACACTGCAATAGTGTTAAGATCAACCATTACTTCATTTGGCTCGTCACATGATGTACAAGTTAACTTTAACTCTGTACCCTCACCGACCGACTTGCTTCGTAATAGAGTAAACACATATTCAAGATCGAACATTGTCATACTCTCAACATTACATGAACCAAAGGTACACGATTTAATGATGTCCTTAATTGCCCTGATCATTTGATTCTCATCTTTAGATTCAGATGCAATCATTAATATCTTCTCTTCCTTAACAAGATATGGTCTATATTCAACCTGAGCTTGGGTTGATGGTACTGTCAATTCATATTTCGAACTTGTGAGTGATGGTAAAGCCATTATTATATTCCTTTGTATTATGAACCGATTCTTTGATCGATCCAGTCATCATATGCTAACATAACTGTCAGCTGTGTAACTGCGTTTTCATTTGCCATGGATAACTCAACAGAGTTAACTGTAACAGGAAAGGCATTTATTAGTTTGATACATTTAGTATCGTTGTCATTCATGTCCATAGTATATATGGAAACTTCACGAGCGTAATCTGATTTATAAGATATTTCGTGCTGATTGCCAGCAGCATCATATGGACTAACGATTTGATCAGACCAGGCTTTGAAGTAATCCCACTGTCTAAAATCGTTAGTCATTAAGAAGGTCATAGTTACATCATCGTTGATATAACCATAAGGCTTCTTATATGCTTTCATTCCAACAAAGTGTTCAGTAGTAGCGATCTGCTTGCCAGGTAGGTTAACAGAATCGCAATACAACGATACTGCTGCACTATCAGTCTTACCTTGTCTTCCACCTGATATATCGATTCGGAATCTATTAGATCGCATGATACCTTTACGGCCACTAATGCTAGCTTTGAATCCATCTATACTATTTACAATCTCTGTACTCATATCATCCTCTTCGAAGCGCCCCAGACATGAGTCTTATTCTTGCCTTGGAATTGTTCTGTTGGTAGGAATATTGCTATGTCCCATTCTGGTGCCTCAACTCGTACAGGATTGCCTTCTATATGTGAAGTCAGATACCGCTTGAAACATGGCTTAAATTCTGCAAACTTATTAACACTCTTCAACATTTCATAGTTCAATTTAAGACGAGTATTCTCATCAAATGATTTGTTGTTAGCAGTCTCCATCAATTTGTCAAGAAACTTAGCACGTACTGCAGGAGAAAGATAATGGAGGTTTAGTCCATAGAATCCATCCTTTGTAGGTTCAATCATTATAACTAATGGAAAGCTGTCATAGTAAGGTAACGTCTTATAATGCTTAGGATCATAGAAGAACATATACATGTCACCAGGACGAGGAATCTTACGACTACGATCAAGGGCATCATCCTTCAATAGATCACGCCTCTTGAGGTTACTCATCTCTTTAGCCTTCATTCTAAACCATTTACGTGCGTCTACCGATCTTGCTTGTAGACCCTTACGAAATGCTTCTGCTTCTAGCTTGTGAAATAACGATGCCATACTTAACTCTCTTTCAATTTATACTTCTATTTATAATGATTCTTTCTGTTGACTTTCATATGAATGTATAGTATAATAATACTGTGTGTTGGGGAGGCTGGATAGACTATTTAAGAACTCTTATTCCTAATGCACCTAGAGTGTCTTCTGTCCAGATCTGCCATATCCACCCTCGGTCTGCACAGTACTCATTAGCCGCCTTCCACTTAGATGCATTCTTAACGTACGTCAATGACTCATTAATGTATCGCTTTGTCTTTCTGTTCTTAGGACTCTTAGGAGGTGTTGTCTCTTTCTTAGGCTTTATCTCAACCAGATACACTTTACCATTAGAATCCTTAAACCAGATATCAACAAAGTATCGATGCATCTTCTTATCAGTACCACATATGTATGGTAT